GGTTAGCACGAGACTTGTTAGAACTTTACACTGAAGCTGAAACGAGGATGCTTGAGATTGTCGCTAATGAGTTAGCCGACGACATATACGCTCCCGAGTGGGCTGCAATCAAACAGGCGGAAATCAGCAAGGTAAAATCGAAACTGGAAAAGCTTGTAGCGAACCTTGACAAGAAGATGCCGGGGATGGCCGCAGACACGACCAAAAAGGCGTATGTTACCGGACAAAAGGGCGTTGAAGCGGACCTTAAAAAACTGGATCGGCCAATCAAAACCGGGTTCGGAACGATCGATGAACAGAAGGTTGTAGTACTAACGAAGCAGTTGTCCGGGACGTTAGGTGAAACTCATTTGCGGATTACGCGACAAGCACTTGACGAATACCGTTCAATCATTGGAAAAGCGTCGCAGATGGTAGAACTCGGAGTGGATACGAGACAACAGGCGACACAACGAGCGTTAAATGAATTTGCCGACAAAGGTATAACGGGATTTACAGACAAGGCGGGCCGTAGCTGGTCGCTTCGCTCATATGCTGAAATGGCGACACGTTCTACGACAGGACAAGCAGCTATCGAAGGCGCGATACAGAGACTTCGAGACAATGATTATGATTTAGTGATTGTGAGCTTTCATGCTGATTCATGTCCATTATGTGAGCCGTGGGAAGGTCAGGTGCTAAGCATATCTGGAAAAAGCGACGAGTATCCGGCTCTTGACACGGCGATAGCTGAAGGGCTTTTTCATCCTAACTGCGGACATTCGCTGGGAGCGTATATCCCGGGGCTTACGGAGAAGCCGACAAAAGAGCAGGTAGGAAAAGGGGACTTCGAGGAAGCACAGCAGCAGCGTAAGATGGAACGTGATATCAGGAAATGGAAACAACGCGAAGCCGTAGCAATTACTGACGAGGAGAAGAAAAAGGCAAGCAGTAAGGTCAGAGAAAAACAGGCAGCATTGAGGGAATTTGTAGACAATACAGGGAGAAAGAGACAAAGAGACAGAGAAAGTGTATAATATATACAAGGTGCCAGGTGCACCTTGATTTGAAAAAGGGGGGCCAATAGGATGCTAGACGCATTGAGGCGGAAGTTTGATTTGCAAATGTTTGCCGAGGATGGCTCAGGTAGTCAGGACTCGGGCGCAAAGGACAAACAGGACACCACAGAAGGCAACAAGGCTGACAAGGAGCAAACAGGGCCGGACCCTGAAGCTCTCAAAAAGGAATTGGAAGCCGTCAGGAAAGAGGCGGCGAAGTACCGGACCGAGAGAAAAAGTCTTGCTGACGAGATAGAGGCTCTGAAGAAAAACCTCGGAAAGGCGCTCGGTTTCGGAGACGACAAGGAAGGCAAGGCCGACGTGGACGCTGCTCTTAAAAAGATACAGGAATTGCAGAATGAAATACAGAACGAGCGATTGCAAAATACGTTCAATAAGGCGGCTATAAGCGTCGGAGCAGATGTGGAGCTTACGTGGGCATTCCTGAAAGGAACTGGGAAACTGGAACCGGGAATGTTTCAAAAGGACATTGAAAAGGTGTTGAAAGAGACGCTGGAAGCCTATCCGAAGCTGAAAGCTGAAGAGCCGCCTAAAAAGAGCGGTGGAACCTTCACTCAGCCGAAGGACAAGGGCGGAAAGGTCGACATGAATGAAGCCATACGAAGGATGGCGAGTCGTTAAAATTTTAGAAAGGAGAATTGTAAATGGCTGAAATAGGAACGAGCGGACAGTACGCGACCACGGAATTTGACGCGCTTCCGCTTATCCCGCAGGAAGTTGCTAATGAAGTCATCAAGGGCATTACGGAAACATCTGCTACGTTGAGCTTGTTTAGGAGACTGCCGAACATGAGCTCGAGGACGCTCAGGATGCCTGTTTTGAATTCGATGGGAGCCGCAAGTTTTATTGCTGCGACCACGGATGATGACCTTGAAACAGGTGCTGACGTCGAAGCAACCGCAGTAACCGGAGAGACTGGCATTCCGGGGCTGAAGGGTACTCACCAGATGGCGTGGAGGAATGTCTATATCAACGCCGAGCCGCTGGCGATCATATTGCCTATTGGTGAGGATGTGCTTGAGGACAGCCAGTATCCCATTTGGGATGAAATTCAGCCTCGTATTGAGGAAGCCTTTGGGATTGCGATCGACAACGCCGTGATATGGGGACAAGGGAGACCTACCTCATGGCCGAGCGGTATTGTACCGACAGCAATTGCGCGAGGTTTTACTGTTACCGAAGGAACCGGAGTTGACTTGGGCGAGGATGCTTCCGAGCTCATGGGAAAACTGGAGGCCGTTGGTTACAATCCTAACGGTTGGATTATTGACCCGACTGCGAAGAAAGACCTTCGCAATTTGCGAGATGAAAACGGCAATCCGCTGTTTGCACCTTCACTGCGACAGGGCGAGCCCAGCACGTTTTGGGGTCTGCCGATTGAATATGTGCGCAACGGGACTATGCGGAGCGATGTAGTCAGGTTTATTACTGGCGACATGAATCAAGCTGTGTATAGTATCCGTGCTGACATGCGATTCAAACTGTTTACGGAGGGTGTAATCACGGACGAATCCGGAAACGTGGTTGCTAACCTGATGCAGAATGACATGGTAGCGTTGCGAGTTGTCATGAGGCTTGGATGGGCGGTGCCGAATCCCATTCATGCGCTTGGTCAGACGAGCTCGGCCAAGTACCCCTTTGCGGTGATGACGGCTCCGGTAGTTACGCCTTAAAAAAGCGGGGGAATATCCCCCGCTTTGCTAATACTTTAGGGGGATACGGTAATGGCCTACGCGACACTTGAGGAGCTTGCTGAGTATCTTGATATTCCAGTAACCGAACTGGAGCCAGGTTCCGGGAAACTCTTGGAGGCTGCGAGCGTCCTAGTAGACATGTGTACGCTTGGGAAGATCAACACAAGCAACAGCAATCATGTAGAAGCGGCGAAAATTGCTGTTTGCGCACAAGTCGAGTATTGGCAGGAAACTGGAGATTCCATTGGAGTTTTAGAGCAATACGAAAGCATGTCGCTAGGGAGCTTCAGCGTATCACGTGGTGGTGGTGACACAACGTCCTCGAATCAGTATCTGGCACTCGTGCCACGAGCATATCAGGTGTTGTTCATGGAGGGGCTGCTCTATTGCGGAGTTGACACAAAATGATACCTCTTGAGCTACTTCGTCATATGATAATTATTCGAGAATACCAAGGCGATGGACCATACGGACCCTCTTATGGAGATCCTTATGAGGTGCGTTGTTACTTCGAGAAAAAACGCGACCTTGTCAGGGATTCCAATGGTCAGGAGATCGTATCAAGCGCACGAGCTTTCATGGCTCCGGACTATGAGCCACCGCCTAAAAGCATAATCACATTTGAGGGCGACGACTACGAAGTAATCACTTCCGCACGGTTCGACAATCCCATTGCTGGAGCAAAACCACATCATACCGAGGTGACGCTGAAATGAGCGTGTCCATGCGTTGGTATGGCGACGACGTGACAAAGAGGATTCGACAAGCTCAGATCAAAGCGTTGCGTGACTCCGCTGAACATATCCTGACTGAAGCAAACAAAACTAATCCGTACCGTGAGGGAACGCTGGAACGCTCAGGAAGCACGGACGTTGATGAAGAGGCAATGCAGGCATCTGTCTACTACGACACACCATATGCGATCAAGGTACATGAAGAACCGGGCCTTGAGTATACCGATCCGAAAGCACGCTGGAAGTGGCTTGAAATGACGGTCAAGGAGCAGGTAGACAATGTGCGTGAGTATATCCGGAAACGTTTGGAGGACGCGCACAAATGAGCATCATAACAGAGGTCATGCAATATCTGGCAAACAACGGGATTGTGGACTACAGCGAGACAGGCGGGGCAAATAACATCTTCATGGGTCGTTTGCCAGCTGAACCTTCGTTTGCTGTTGCTGTCAATCCGTCAGGAGGATACGGAGCATCAATCAAGCATGCTTACGACACGCCCACCTTGCAGATAC